CAGGCAATTTACTGGAAAAATATACTCTGTTGGATTATGTACATCATACAACTATGATAAGATAAAAAATAATTTTGATTCTGATGGATTTGTTATTTTGGATAGCTACCTAGCAACTGGTAGTGAAGAATCATTAAATGCAATAGAGTTATTACAGCACACTGCTAGCTATACATTGTTGCCAACAGAAGCCTATGGAACATACTTTTTAGACATAGGCGTGGCTGGATCATGGGAAGACTATTTGCCACTTTCATATTTTGGCCAGTATGTGACAAACGATGTTGGAAACACATATTATGATTTAGATTTTTTGCAGTTTAATATTAACTATCCAAAACCAGCTTCAGTTTCTGAAGTAGAGCAAACAACTACATGGACGTATAATGAATTAAAAGCAGAATATTCTTCTAGTCCAGTTAAACCATACGCAGATTTAGATAATAAGCTTTTAACTGGCTGGGACGATTATCAAGACATGAGTGAAAATGCTATTAGTTTTTATCAATACGACACACAAGATGCATCAATACGTAGCTATATAAGCATTCAGTATATTAAAGATGGAGCAAATGCTCCAGAGTCTTATTTTGCAAATATAGAGCCAGCATCGCTATCTTCTGTTATCAATGTATCAGATTTTCCAAATTGGGAATCAACAAAGTTTGAGGTTGTTGATAACACAATAATTTATCCAGGCGTGGGTATTGATTTTAACAAGATGGCATTGGTGTATCATCTAGATTTTAATATTCGTGGAATTTTAAGTAAACCTATAAATCTTAAAAAACTAGAGATAACATCTCAAGCATTAAGTAATAGCTCCGCTACTCCAGTTGGCACAAGATTTGGATCTAATTTATTTCCCTACACAAGGTCTGGATTTTATTATGACTATAAAGCAAAAAATCCATTTAGTATTTATAAAGGAAGCACCCCATACCTATATCTAACTAGAACATCTGGTATAGAGGTAAGAGGAGATTATAGTCCACTTATAGATCGTGGAATATCAATGCCCATTAATTCAAATTTATCAAACAACTATAGAATAAGCGCTATCCAACTATGGATGAGGTGTGATAATGATGAATTTCCAGGTGACTCTGTTAAATTATTTGAAATAGATTATAAAGGCGACACTATTGAGTTTTATATGCAGCCAAACAGTGATTCAGCAGACAGAGCAACAGTATATGCAATTAATAAGTCAACTGGATTACCATCAAATGGAATATCGTATTATTGGAATGGGGCAATAGTTCGTGAGCCAGTAATTACAGTAAAAGAGTGGGGAGTTCTTGGAGTAGCGTTTTCAACATCTCTCGTGTTTGACTCATATCTTGGATCACTTAATCTTAATGGCCCTATAGTATTTAATAATATTGCGTATTATCAAGCCAATAGCTTGCAGCAGGTTCAAAGTACAATAAATAGACCATGGGCTAGAGTAAAAGAAGATGGTTTATCTCAATATGAGTGGGTATATTGGCTAAATAACTATACATGGGAAGGTGTTTTAATAATATCTGCCTCAGAGCTATATGGTGTAAATCCGTCCGACGTATATAAATCTTATGTTGGAACAAACAAAATAATAATTGATGATGACGAGGGACTTATGGTAGATGCAGATAAAATAAAGGTATATAGTCAAACAACTTGGACTATAAGGGTGGGTACACCAGTATAGTCTGGTATACTTTAGTACATGAATCCTTTAATTAGTCAAAAAACTGGTAAACCACTTGTCAAAAATGTGCGTCGTCAGGTAATTGAAAAAAAATATAACTGGGGTCTATATGTTTATAAGAAATCAGATGGAAAATGGTTCACTGATGGAGAAGGTAGCGTACTAAATATTGAATCTGTACGTGGAGATATAGCACAGATTACCAAACTTAAGAATGCAGCAAAGTATTATGGTGATGATGGTGAAGGAGAGGCAGTATTTATTCCTGGCCTAACAAGAATTTCAGAAGAAGAGCATTCTGAGCAGTTAGATAGAATGAAGCAAGGGCTTATTCCATCTATGAACGATCTTGGAGCTTGGAAGGCTGCACAAGATACATTAAATAAACATGGAAGAGATGCGTACGAGAATGAGTGAAGATTTTGAATATATTCAAGCAAGTTTAAATACAGAGTATCATGATGAAAATACTTTTAAAGAAAAAGATCCATTTTTAAAGTCCTGGGATCAATTAAAAGATCTTTCTGGAATAGATACAAACTTTAAGCGTAGGACAACAAGAAATATTTCAAAATATGTTCCTCCATCAGATGTCTACAGCCCAAGATATCCAGCAGTAGAGCCAACTCCAAGATATTTAGAAAATGCTGGAGCATTTCAAAGCGGTCAAGACGGAGCTCAGTCAAAACAGATAAATCCTGGAACGGTATATAGAAATGGATACGGTCTATTTGACGTAATTACACCACCGTATAACACATATGAATTAGCAAGCTATTATGATACTTCTTTTGCTAATCATGCTGCTATTGATGCTAAAGTGGAAAACGTTGTAGGACTTGGATATAAATTTGATTTAACAGATCGTACAATGCTTAGATTTGAAATGAATGATGATGCAGAACAAGTAGATCGTGCTCGTCGCCGTATTGAAAGAATGAAGTTAGAGGTTCGTGATTGGCTAGAATCTCTTAATGATGAAGACACATTTCAGCAAACAATGGAAAAGTTTTATACCGACGTACAGGCAACTGGAAATGGATTCCTTGAAATTGGTAGAACGGTAACTGGAGAAATTGGATATGTTGGGCATATACCAGCAACAACAATTCGTGTTCGACGTTTACGTGACGGATATGTACAAATTATTGGACAGAAGTTAGTATATTTTAGAAATTTTGGAGCTACAAACAATAACCCACTTACATCCGATCCAAGACCAAATGAAATCTTGCATTTTAAGCAGTATTCTCCATTAAATACATATTACGGTGTTCCAGATGTTTTGTCTGCAATTTCTGCTTTAATAGGAGACTCTTTAGCAGCACAATACAATATTGATTATTTCCAAAATAAAGCGGTGCCAAGATATATAATTACTGTTAAAGGTGCAAAGCTATCTGCTGATGCAGAAGACAAGATGTTTAGGTTTATGCAGACTAGCTTAAAGGGTCAGAATCATAGAACCCTCTATATACCTCTTCCTGGAGACACTGATAATAATAAAGTTGATTTCAATATGCAGCCTATTGAAAGTGGCGTTCAAGAAGGATCGTTTGAAAAATATCGTAAACAAAACCGTGATGAGATTTTAATAGCCCATCAAGTCCCTATTTCCAAACTAGGTGGATCTGATTCTGCTGCTATTGCTGCAGCTCTTTCTCAAGACAGAACATTTAAAGAGCAGGTATCTCGCCCAGCTCAACGTCATTTAGAGAAAATTGTAAATAAGATTATTAAAGAAAAGACTGATATTTTAGAGTTAAAGTTTAATGAATTGACTCTAACAGATGAAATTGCACAGTCTCAGATTATTGAGCGCTATGTAAAAACCCAGGTTATCACCCCTAATGAGGCTCGTGAAATGCTTAATATGTCACAACGCCCAGATGGTGATAGCCCTTTTATAATGTCTCCACGACAAGCCACTGATGCCAGAGCAAACTTAGCTGGCACCAGAGAAAGAGACGCAGAGAGAACAAATAATGCTTCAGATTCCCCTACTACTATTTCTGGAAGAAATCCACAAGGTGAGGGAAGATCATCTCAATAGTTGAGAAACTATTATAAACAAATGATATAATAATACTGCCATGACTATAAATAAAGCACACTGGATTACTGATGGTGACAACGTTCGCTTCTCTATGCCAATTGGCAAGGTAGATCAAGAACGCCGCATTGTTTCTGGCTTTGCTACTTTAGATAATGTAGATAAGCAGGGTGACATTGTTACCACAGAAGCAAGTATAGAGGCATTTAAAAAATTCCGTGGAAATCTTCGTGAAATGCATCAGCCTAGCGCTGTAGGAAAGGTTGTTTCTTTTAAAGAAGATCGTTATTTTGACCCAAAAGATAAAAAGTTTTATAGTGGTGTATACGTCTCTGCATATGTTTCAAAAGGTGCACAAGATACTTGGGAAAAAGTTCTTGACGGCACACTAACTGGTTTTTCTATCGGTGGCAATATAACAAAAACTGAAGATATGTACGATGAAAAAGTTGATAAATCAGTGCGTATAATTAAAGAATACGACTTACATGAACTTTCTCTTGTAGACAATCCAGCAAATCAATTTGCTAATGTTATCTCAATTGAAAAGGGTCAGCTTGGTGGATATCTTGCAAAAGCTGTAGTTGATACAGTTTATTGGTGCGGTACGGATGACATTGTTCGTTTATCAAAAGATGCAGATGAAAGTTGTCCATCTTGTAATTCTTCTATGAAGAATATTGGATTTGTTGAAGATCAAGAAGATATAAAAACAGTAAAGTTCTTAGTTGATAGTGCAAAAGGCATTAGAACAATTAAGATGACAAAGGAGGAAAATCCTATGACAGAAGAAACCACAATCGTAGATAATGTAGAGATTGCAAAGTCTGACGAAGTTGTTGAAAATGTTGAGGTTGCTCCAGAGGCTCCAGCAGACGCTGTAGCAGATGTTCCAGCAGAAGTTCCTGCGGAAGAAGCACCTGCAGCAGAGCCAGCGGTAGAGGCAGCACCAGAAGTAGATGCACCATTTGCAGATGCTCCAGTTGCTGAAGAAGCAGCAGAAAAGTCAGTAGATGCAGTTGTTGATGCAACAGCAGAGATTGCAAAGTCTGTTGCCGATATTAATAATTCTCTAACTAATGCCTTGAGCAATCTTGCAGAAACAGTTAAGGCTATGCAAGCCAATGTTGATGCAATAACAAAGTCCCTTGAAACCGTTACAGGTGAAGTAAAGTCTGTAGCAAGTGAGGTTAGCCAAGTAAAGGGTTCTTTTAATGAGTTTGGAAAGCGAGTTGATCTTGTAGAAAAAGATACAGCTTTCCGCAAGTCTGGCGATCTAGGCGAGATCGTGCAGGAGTTTTCAGAAACGAGAACTCAAAAATCCCTATGGGGCGGCCGTTTCCTCACAAATGCCGACCTATTTAAATAAGGTAATATTCACTAGGAGGTGAACAATATGTCGGAACAAGAAATCGTAAAAAATTATCCAGGTGCTCCAACCGTAGCACACCAACACGCAGGTGATGGTGCTTTTGCTTCAGGTGATATCGGAGGTGCTACGGCTACAAGCCCTACATCAAATGATATTGGTGCAAACCTAGGTAACATTGCAACCCCTGCATGGGGTACAACCGCAGGACCAAACGCAGTTAATCCAACTGG